ATCCAGGCAAGGTCAGTGTCCATATAGATGGACTCGCAGCCAGTGCCGCTTCTGTCATTGCCATGGCAGGAGATGAGGTGTGTGTTTCTCCGCTATCAGTGATCATGATCCATAACCCAGCCATGCTTATTGCTGGTGAAGTGGCGGATCTGCAGGTGGGGATTAACCTACTAAGTGAAGTAAAAGAGAGTATTATCAATGCTTATCAGACAAAGACAGGGCTTTCCAGAGCGAAAATCTCACACATGATGGACGCAGAAACCTGGATGAGTGCCCACAAAGCCATCGAGCTAAAGTTTGCCGACAAGATTCTTTATGAATCAGAGCCGGTAGATGAAGGTTCCGGTGGCTTTATCTTTGACCAGATGACAGTGACAAATGCTCTAAGGAACAAACTCCCTGGTATTCAGGCGAGGATGAAATACCTCTCAGATAAACAGGGAGAAGAGAAGGTAGCAACACCTGAAGAAGTGCCTATGAACAAAGAACCAAAGCAAGAACCAGTAGAAAAGACACTTATCCCTATTGCCCAGCTGGAAAGACGGCTGGAGCTGATTAAAAATTGGAGGTAATGAATATGAGTAAAATTCAAGAACTAAGAGAGAAACGCGCCAAGGTTTGGGAGCAGGCTAAGTCATTCCTTGATGAACATCGTCAGGAGAATGGTCTGATCAAACCTGAGGACAATGCCGTCTATGAAAAGATGGAAGATGAAGTGGTCAGCCTTGGAAAGGAAATCGAGCGCCTTGAGCGTCAAGAGATGATGGATAGAGAGCTTTCAGCTGCCCTTAGCAAACCTCTTGCATCAAGACCTGATAAGATGACCGAAGAAAAAACTGGCAGAGCATCCGATGCCTATAAGAGTGCCTTTTGGGGTGCCATGAGAAACAAGATGAACCCTGCGGTACACAACGCGCTTCAGATTGGTACCGATTCAGAAGGTGGTTTCCTTGTACCGGATGAGTATGAAAACCAGCTGATTCAGGCACTTGAAGAGGCTAACATTCTTAGAAATCTGTGTAACGTGATTACGACCAGCTATGGGGATAGAAAGATTCCTGTTGTAGCTAGTCATGGATCCGCCGCATGGATGGATGAAGAAGCTGCCTTCACTGAAAGTGATGATGCTTTCACTCAGGTGACCCTGTCAGCTTACAAACTTGGTACCATGCTGAAAGTTTCTGATGAGCTTCTTAATGATAGCTACTTCGACCTTGAAGCCTACATTGCAGCTGAGTTTGCAAGACGAATCGGTGCCGCAGAGGAGGAAAGCTTCCTCACTGGAAACGGAAGCAGCAAACCTACAGGTCTTCTTCATACAACTGGTGGAGCGAGCCTTGGCGTGACTGCTGCAAGTGCAACAGCTATCACCATTGATGAGGTGCTGGACCTATACCACAGCTTGAAGTCTGCTTACAGAAAGAACGCGACATTCCTTGTGAACGACGCAACCATCAAAGCCATCAGAAAGCTTAAAGATGGTCAGGGTCAGTACTTGTGGCAACCATCTGTTCAGGCGGGAACACCAGATACGATTCTCAATCGTCCAGTGGTTACTTCTCAGTACATGCCAACTGCTGCAGCCGGTGAGAAAACCATTCTCTTTGGAGACTTTAAGTACTACTGGATTGCTGATCGTCAGGGTAGAACCTTCAAACGTCTGAACGAACTCTATGCAGCAAATGGTCAGGTCGGATTCCTTGCATCTCAGAGGCTGGATGCGAAGTTGATCCTTCCTGAAGCCATCAAGGTCCTTCAACAAAAGGCCTAAGTAATTTAACGGGAAGGTGGTCCTAGTTACTGCCTTCCTTTCACTTTGATAAGGAGGGAAAACCATGGGATATAACACGAAAAACTATACCGAGCAGGGTGGCGATAAAACCATTATCGGTGGAGAGCTTGCCGTTACGGCAGAAGGGAAAGTTACCTTCAACGGGACACAGTTGAAACCTGCAGCGCTTCAAGCAGACAGCACCGCTGTAGATGTGGCGGACCTGGTGGCTGATTTCAATGCCTTGCTTTTAAAGCTTAAAACCGCTGGCCTGATGGAAAGCGAGTGATGGTAGATGACGCTTCTTGAGAAGGTAAAACAAAATCTCATTGTAACCCATAATGAGGATGATACCTTACTGGAAGGTGTAATCGCCGCAGCCATCAGCTACGCCGAAGGTTATCAGCATCTAGGGACGGACTTCTACACAGAAAACACCATGTCACCGACCACCGAGCAAGGAGTCATTATGCTGGCTTCTCATTTTTATGAGAGTCGTGATGGCTCCACCGGTGGTTTTTTTAATGACAATGTCAGTGCTTCAGAGCAGGTGTGGAAGACGGTCCATCTACTTCTACGCATGGGAAAGGAGTGGCAGGTCTGATGAAACGGCTATGGGTGAAGAAAAGAAGGAAACGTCAGAAAAGATGCTACCGAAAAGGCAGGCGAAAGGATCGCAGTCATGGATATGAGGAAAAGGCAGTAAAGGCAGGTGAAGAGTATGAGCTTTGGGAAGATGAACACCCGAATCGACATCATCGATACGATTCCCATGAAGGATGATGAAGGATTCTCTTCAAAGGGAGAAGAGGTCATCGCCAGTGTTCGTGCGTATAGGGATGAAAGACACGGTTCAAGAAAGTGGGCCAATATGGCCGCCTACACCAAAGCGAGTGCCACCTTTCAGTTTAGACGGATTCCTGATGTGGTGATTGAACCTGGTATGCTGATTCGCTGCGATACCGGTGAATACAAAGTCTTAAGCGTTGAGGTTATTATGGGATTTTATTTAGAAGTAGCAGCAGAAAAGATTGAAGCCACGAAGGACTAGGAGGTGATTTCATGGCAAGATCAAGTTTTAAAATGCCAGAGGACTTCTTGTTAAAGGTATCGACTTTGGCAGAGAAGACCGATGAAATCATCCCTAAGGTCCTGGAAGCTGGTGGCGAAGTGGTGAAAGCCAAAGTGAAGTCAAACCTTCAGGCGAGCATTGGAAATGACACAAAACTTCCATCAAGGTCTACTGGAGAGCTGATTGATGCACTCGGTGTAACGCCTGCTGGCGTGGATCGAGATGGCAATTACAATGTGAAGGTGGGCTTTGATGAACCGCGAAAAGACGGAGAATCAAATGCTAAACTTGCCAATATCTTAGAGTACGGTAAGTCTGGCCAGCCGGCTAAGCCATTCTTAAAGCCAGCAAAAACAGCCAGTCGAAATGCCTGCATAGATGCGATGAAAAGAAAGCTGGATGAAGAGATTAGCAAAATCTAAAGATAAGGAGGGCGAGCCAAATGTATAACAGTATTTTGAAGGATATAGGCGAGGTCCTTGAGCCTTTGGGGATTCCTATTGAAACAGGTGTGTTCAGCAAAAAAACGCCGGATGAATACCTGGTCCTTACCCCTATGAGTGATATCTTCGACCATTATGCTGACGATCTGCCAGGAGCAGAACTGCAGGAAGTTCGCCTCTCCTTATTTTCTAAAGGCAACTACCAGGCGAGAAAAAATGAAGTGGTAAAAGTACTACTTGAATCAGGCTTTATTATAACGGACAGAAGGTATCTTGGATATGAAGAAGATACCGGTTTTCACCACTTCGCCATTGATGTGGCAAAGGAATACGAAGTGAATTTTTAGCTGAAGTAGATTCAGCGATTTTGAAGGAGGAATAAAACATGGCAACAATTGGACTCGACAGTCTATACTACGCCAAGATCACAGAAGATGAAAATGGTATCGAAACCTATGGCACACCAAAAGTCCTGGCAAAAGCCATGACAGCAGAACTGAGTGTGGAGCTGATTGAAGCAATTCTCTATGCAGATGATGGTGCTTCAGAAGTGGTCAAGGAATTCAAAAGCGGCGCACTGACTCTTGGGATTGATGATATTGGCTCGGTGGTAGCTCAGGATTTAACAGGATGTAAAATCGATAGCAATAATGTTGTGGTTTCAAGAAGTGAAGATGGAGGAAGTCCAGTAGCCATCGGATTTCGTGCAAAGAAGGCCAATGGGCGCTATAGATATTTTTGGCTTTACAGAGTAATCTTCAGCGTTCCAGCTACCAGTCTTGCGACCAAAGGTGATTCCATTACATTTAGCAGTCCCACCATAGAGGGAATGGTTTTTAGAAGAAACAAAATAGATGGAGAAAACAAGCATCCTTGGAAAGCAGAAGTTACTGAAGGAGACAGTGGTGTAGCAACATCTACCATTACAGGATGGTTTAGTACTGTATATGAACCAGACTTTACTGAGGTTACTCCGGCTATAACTATTACTACTCAACCAGAAGTTTTAACTGAAGTTACATCCGGAAGTATTACAGGAAGTCTTTCTGTAGTTGCTGATTCAAACACCAGCGATCCTATAACTTATCAGTGGTATGAAAACACAATAGATAGTGCATCTGGTGGAACAGCAATAACTGGTGAAACATCTTCAAGTTTCGATATTCCTACAATCCTTGTAGCAGGATCATACTACTATTACTGTGTATTAAGTTTATCTGGAGCTAGTGACGTTACAACAACTGTAGCTACAGTAACTGTATCCTAATGGAGGTAAATAAATGTCAGATGATAATATAAAGATAGATGATGTATCGGAAGAAAGAAGTTCTATTATAAAAATAGGTGATAAGGAATTCAAACTTATCCTTACAACTAAGGCTACAAAAGAAATATCAAAAAGGTATGGTGGTCTTGAAAAACTGGGGGACAAGCTGATGAAAACTGAAAACTTTGAACTGGCTCTGGATGAAATTATATGGCTTATAACCCTACTTGCAAATCAATCTATTCTTATTCATAACATTAAAAACAAGGACGATAAGAGAGATCTGTTAAAAGAAGAAGAAGTTGAAGTTCTTACCACACCCTTTGATTTGGCAAACTACAAAAATGCTATAATGGCAAGTATGATGAAGGGAACTAAAAGAGATGTGGTAAGTGAAGACTCAAAAAACCAGGTAGTCGGGTAAGTGATGATGAATTATTTATCCGACTTATATATTACGGAACAGTACACTTAAACAGAAAAGAAGATGAGGTATGGCTGATGCCTATTGGTTATTTAATGGACCGTTGGGAGTGCCACAAGCAGTTTATTGGTATCTCAAAACCGAGAAGGGAATATTTTATTGATGATGTAATCCCCGAGTGGATATAGATGTCTTATTCGTTCGTAAATATATAGTTAAATACTAACCAATATGACTATATTATTAATAAAAACAAAAAGTCATAACTTGTTTTGACTTTCGTGCTAAAATAGATTATAATATTAGCACGAACGACAAAACGGAGGTGAGTTCATGACTGGATTAGAAGAGCTAAAAAAAGTTATTGAAAAACATGATGGAGTTGTAACAACTAAGTTAGTAGAAAAATATGGAATTCATCGTGAATATTTAAGAAAAATGGTTAAAAAGGGAGAATTAGAACGAGTTTCTCACGGGGTATATATAACTCCAGAGATTTGGGAAGATCAAATGATGATACTTCAATTAAGAAAAAGAAAAATAATCTATTCTCATGAAACAGCACTATTTTTACATGACTTGACGGATAGAGATCCTATTCAATATGTTGTTACTGTCCCATACGGATATAATCCTAGTCGACTTAAAGATGAAGGTCTAATTGTGCATTCAGTCAAAAAAGAATTATATCTTTTAGGTAAAATTACAAAAGAAACGAGTTTTAAACATGAAGTAAGGACATATGATATTGAAAGAACAATTTGTGATATTCTCCGCGATAGAAATAATCAAGATCCTAATGTTGTTAATGAAGCAATTAAAAGATATCTACACAGAAAAGAAAAAAACCTTAACAAATTAATGAAATATGCTAAGTTATTAAGGATTGAGAAAGTTCTACGACCTTATTTGGAGGTAATAATATGAAAACATCGACTCAATTAAAAGCTTTGATTAGAAATTTATCAAGAGAAAAAAATATAAAAGCGGAAATTTTGCTTAGAAATTTTATGCTTGAAAGATTTCTTGAAAGGATTTCACTATCGAAATATAAGGATCAATTTGTTCTAAAAGGTGGAATGCTAATTGCAGCAATTATAGGTATTGATGCTAGATCAACAATGGATATGGATACAACTATTAGTGGGTTTAACCTTAATGAAGAAGAACTAGAAATAGTCATTAAAAATATACTAGCTGTACCTTTAGATGATGGCGTAACCATGGAACTTAGAAAGCTTGAAAGTATTCGTGATGAAGCTGAATATCCTGGAATTAGAGTTTCTATAAATGCTTCACTAGATAAAACTAATCAGACTATGAAAATAGATATTACTACTGGAGATCAAATTACCCCTAGAGCTATAGAATTTCCATATAAACTGATGCTTGAGGATAGAAGCATTTCTATATTGTCATATAATCTTGAAACTGTTATTGCTGAAAAACTAGAAACAATTTTATCAAGAGGTACAACAACTACAA